GTACTGTTAACCACGTTCTTGAAGCGGTTCAGGGTGTCCTCTGCTGCGCTGTCGCTCATGCCAGCACGCCAGAAGGCCCAAGCCTGTCCAGCCTCACGCGCCTGACGAAAGTAAGCCTCCTCCTGGGCTGGGATGAACTCAGGATTTCGCTCATTGTTGATCGTCCAGCGGCCCTCTACTGGCCCGGTGAGAGGGGCGCGATTGTGGACGGCAACATAGTCCGCAACGTCGCGGTACTGCGAGTTGGTCCCGATAAGATGTACGAACCCGCAGCCGCTCTTCTGCTCCTCATCCCTGATGATCTTGACCGTGTCCTCATACCAGCCACGCTTGCTGCCGTTGATCTGGTCGCCCTCGTTGTCTGTTAGCCAGATCACGTTTCCGAAGCACCCTAGCTCTTCCACGGTCTTCCTGATGAAGCGCTCCTGCACTGGAGTCATGGCAATACCGCACGCATCAATGTCTGCCTGCGGCCAAGGCATTTGCTGATCGCCCCAATTCGATGCCGCATGCTTGCAATACCATGTGTCGATAGTATTGACCTCGACGTAAGCCTTGGACTTGAGTGCGTGGTAGGTCATGTCCCTGACCTTATCGAAGAACGCCTGATTGAAGTCTGGGCCGCTTCCTACGTATGCGCCACCGATGTCAGACCACTCAGACTCATGCTCAGCATCACCGTAGAACGGTCCCATCCTGAAGTGGTACATATTTGCGCCGTACTCGCGGGTGTAGTCCATCCACTCCTCGCTCGCTAGCGGCCAACGGCTATTCTTCACCTCAGGCGGCGGCGTCATGCAGCATGGCACAGCCATGAACGCCTGGAACGGCTTCCCGCTCAGGTCGTGCAGCCTAGCCGCGTCCTGCCTGAGAAGCATCTCGCTGGCTACAGGCGTACCCTTGGGAGGCGTCCCGTCGCTTGGCGGTGGCGTCGGCGGTGGCGGCGTCGGCGGCGTTGGGGGATTCGGACAGCCCAGCAGCAGCCCTAGCATTAACACCCCCGCCATAAGCGAGAGCATTACGTAATCAAATCTCTTCATCTCAATTCTCCGGTTTCCATGGCCTTCGCCATTCTCTCTGCCCTGCCTGGGGTCTGCTGCGCCCAAAGTGAGGCACGGATGCCCTTGGCGGCCAGTGCGTAGTCTCCAGTCTTTACGGCCTGGAGCGTCTTCCTAAACGACAACAGACCAGCCACTCCCATCTGGAAGGCCATGGCCTGTAGTATCGTGCGGCGAGTCTCGTCTAGCTTCGCAATCCATGGGATCTCATCCCTGATGGCTTCGTACTGGGCATTGACCTCGTTGCGCAGGAGGTATAACCCCTCCTCCTTGGTGATGCTGCCGCCCTTGCGCTTATCGATGAGCTTGCCGTACCCTATGGTCCAGAATCCAAGATGATCCTGATACGCATGAGGGATGAACCCCTCCTCGCGTATGAGGAGTTCCTCCAGGGTCATTACTCTGGTGCCCCGAAGCTCGTCTTTGCTGCGTAAGGCAGAGAATCAACGATCCAGATTTTCTCGTAGATCTTGTCGCTGTTCTGCTTGTCGCCATTTGGGTTCAGGGTATCCTCGCCACATGGCACGATGACAGCCTCAGCGCCAGGAGTAACGTCTGCGTTGAATCTCACTAGCTCAAACGGAAGCTTGCGATACGTAAGGTTACCTCCACGCCCATTGACAACAAGGTAGATCGCGGTCCACCTATTCCCGTCCTGCATGTAATCAGCCATAACGCCCTCCCTATTCAAGTGTATATCAACGACCAAGCCGCCGCATGAGCCACGGACGAATACCCCTGGCCACTACGAGCTTTGCCACATACAAGGCTATCCCAGGACTTGCCCACTGTAGGCCAACAGGCCACCCTGGGGAGTACTTGCTGCTTCCGCATGGGCAAACCTTTCGGCCCTTCTTCAGCCTCGCCCGCTCTTGGTCCCGCGAAAACGGCTTTCCACACAAGTAGCACTTGTAAAAGTCGTATACGCCGTCATCTGGCCCTAGATCGTACTCACTTACTCCAATTGGCATTATTCCCCCATACCTCATCTGGCTCGTCCACTACCAAGTCGGCACCAGCCTTAAGCTGCGCCAAGTAATCTGCGCGATATATCGTCTTCGGCTCCCCCATGTGCCCAAGCTGCACCGCAGTATTAATGTACAACTGCGAACCGCTCTTTAGCGCTTGATGGCAGAAGTTTAGATCCTCTCCGAATCCGCTAGCGTCACGGTCGTCTGGGAACCATCCACGTTTCTGGTTAAAGTTCTTGCTGTTCGCTATCCGCTCTAGCACTCCAAGCCCAGTCCATACGAAGCCGAATCCGCATGCCCCCATTGGGATGAAGACGTTCTCTGCGTAGTCCCTGATGACACGGAACTTCTCCTTCTTTGGCATGTACTCATAGAACACCGGCCTATGGATGCCAGCCCTTTGGTGGTACACGCCGCTTACGAAGTCGGCCTTATATACGACCGCAGAATGCAGCAACTCAGCTATGGCCCCTGGAGGGACCATCATGTCGGAGTCGATCCACATGACTCCGTCTGACAACTCCCGGCCTCCGCTGTGCGCAAGCTGTGCCACAGTATTCCTGCCAGCAGCAAAGCCCTGCCTATCTGGAGACGCATCTCCAGCCCAGCGCAATCCATGATTGGCTGCAACCATCATGGCAACACGCACAGACTTCTGGCACGCCGGGTCGGCTGGGCCGTACGTTGGCACAGCCAACAAAGCGCGAACGCCACTTAGCACGTCAGGAGCAAGGTCTGCCATTTCATATCCTCGTACAGGTGGCGCAGATCGAGTGCTTCGCCGCCTCATTCTTGAAGTGGTCTTCTCTGAAGGCCGTGTATCTAGGCCCAGAGTACACTTCACGTAATGTCTGCTTGGTCAGATCCCCAAATACTTGCTTCCCTGCGGGATCGAAGCAGCAGGTCGTGACCTTCCCGTCATATGTAACATAGATCTGCGTGAGCGCCCGCGAGCACGCCTCGTTCGGATCAAACTCTCGCACCGTCCTAGTGTCGCCTGCCCAGTTGCCTTCAATGACACAGATGCCGTATCCTCCAAGGTCACGGTGCCCCCATCTGTCGTAGAACGTAATCATGTCCTCGTTGGTAAAGGTGTCCCCATTTGCAACGGCATGCACCTCGATAGACATATCGCCCTTATTAGCTATCGCATAGTCTGTGTTGGCGCAAACGGCGTCAAACTTCCCCTTGAGGCCCATGATCTGCTCATGCTGCTCTTGACGCACTGCATTGATGCTTACTACTAAGCAGCTAAGCCCAGCCTCCTTTATCGAATCAAATCTCTTCGGTGTCAGATGAGCGCCATGCGTGAAAATTGTTGCGGTCTTACCGGCCTGACGGGCTAGACGAATGCGCTCTTCTAGAAACCTGTCAAGCGTAGGTTCGCCCAATCCGGTGATCTTGATTGACGAGATGGACTCGATGCTGGCAGCCTCTGAAATGATTTTCTCGTAAAGGCCCATCGACATCACGCCGCCAGCGCGGTCAAGCGCGGTATAGCAGCAGAAGCTACAAGCGGCAGAGCACGTACTGGTGTTCTCAATCTGTAGTTCGATCATGCGACCTTCTTGAGGGCAAACTGATAGAAGTCGCCAATGCTGGTAGACTCTTGTATTTCCCACCAGCATGGGTCCACGAAGCGCTTGTAGTCGGTGGCCGGAGTGGATCCGATACCGTCGTACATTCGTCTATCTAGGAAGGCAACAACCTCATGCGCTATGACTCGCGTGTGGCCAGGGTCTCCCCAGAGCCACGGAGACCTAAGGCTTGGCGCGGTCCCGATGAGCATCCCCCCAGGCTTTAGCACACGCCAAAGCTCCCTAAACCCAGCGAAAAAACCCCTGAAATCGCCCTGCCGTCCATAGTGCTCCATCACCTCGTAGGCGTGGATTTCATCAAACCTGTCACACGGAAACGGAAGCTGCTCGCCTGTCTCTATCCGCGAAAGATCAAAGATCACGTCTGGGTGGGCCTCTGGATTGATGTCTAGCGTCGTCCAGAGGGTGTTGGACTCCTCTGCGGAGTCCTTGGTCTTAAGCTTTCTGGCCACAGGAGTGTGGCCCGCCCCCAACATCAAGCATACTTGCTCCATAGAGATGCACTATCTTATCACACACTTATTACTGGCTGGTACCGAAACAAAAACCCCCGGAAGCCTTGCGGCCACCGGGGGTCGAGTTGGTCAGCTTGACCCACCTTACAGAGCGCGGATCAGAACCTTCTTGTTGGCGGCTACGGCTGCGGACGTGTCCGAAGCGTACGCCTCAGCAGCGTAGACGAAGCCACCGATGGTGGTGTTGGCTGCGCTGTAGACGAGGTGCTTGGCGTTCGTAGCTGTGATCAGGATGGTTCCCGTTGCGATAGCCTGGGTTCCGTTGGAAACCTTGGCCGCAGAGCAGTACCCGTGTACCTGAACCTTGCCGTAAGCGTTGTCCGCGATGGCCTCAGCGACGATGCCACGGAACAGGCTTGCGGTTGCCGTTACCGGTGCCGTTACGCGCACACCGTCAACAGACGAGGTGATGTCCCAAACTACGGACTCACCAGCGGCGAGAGCGCCGCCGGAAACGTTCTTGACTACGGTGAAGACGGCATCGTCGTCTTCACGCTGAAATGCATGGAAGATCATGGTCGTTATCTCCTACCCAGACTCAGCGGCCAATCCGCCTATCCAGGCTGTGATAGAGCGGGGGGACTCAGCAGGATTGCTTATCCCCCCTGACTCAGGTTAGGACGCTGTGGTCAAGACGATCTTGCCCAGAACGCCGTGCTTGTCACGACGGGATACCCAGTGCGTTCCGTACCACTGGATGATCGAGGTCTCGCCCGCTCCATTAGGAGCACGCACGAACTCGCCAGGGGTGAAGTCTGCACCGGAGTAAACGGTTACGCCCAGGTACTTGGTGTTGGCCGCGTACAGGGTTCCGTAATCGCTGGTGGCGTCTACGCTTGCGCGAGGCGTTGCACCAGTTCCGCCGCTTCCGGCTACGTCAGGTACGAACTGGTCGAAGACCAGAGGCGCACCGTTGAGACGGATGGCCTTCCAAGGGAAGTCCACTTCCTCGTAGTCAACGTAGCGCAGAGACTGACGGAGCGCTGCGCTGATCAACTCGTAGGTGTACAGGTCGGCAACGAACAGGTCTGGCCCCGGTCCTGCGCTCTTCGAGCAGAGATTGATCAGGTGATCGATCTCCTTCAGGAGCTTGACGAAGCTGTCGGCTGCGGACTGTACGGACATGTTCTTCCACCAAGTCTCAGTGGAAGCGTCGATGGATCCCACGGTTCCAGTACCGGTCTGTCCGTCGCCGGAGCTTCCGTTGTACTTGATCATGAGAGGGATCGGGGAGATGAACGTCGAGCCGTTTACGGCAGACGTGCGCGGGCTTGCGATGCTGGTGTCGTCAACGGCACCGTGGCCCTGTAGGAGCCAACGTCCGAAGCGGTCTTCGAGACCAGACATGGCCTGCTCAGTCTTGGACTTGAGTAGGTCTAGAGCCGCGCCCTTGTTCTGCGCACGCTCGAAGTCTCCGATGGTGATCGAAGACGCCATACGTGCCCAGTCGAAGAACGCTGGGGTCTGACCGTCAGTAGGAGTTACGTCTACCTGACCAACGCCGTTCGGGCCGAAGGTGTCGATAGGAGCGAACTCATACATGAGCGGTACGCGGTAGCGGTCGCCAAGCTGGCTGACAGACTTCCAGTTCCCGCTCTTCTTGTACTTGAAGTAGAACGGATTTGCCGTAGTAATCTGGTTCTGGATTACCGGGCGGATCTTGTCAAGCAGCGCAGTCAACCGCGCATTGTACGTACGCGATAGAGTGGTTGCACCCATATGATTTTCTCCAGGCGGGGCTAGGCCCGCCAAAGATACGAAGCTGTGCAGGCTAGATGGGCTTGTGGGCGCTTCCTGTCGCAGCGACACCACAAGGGTAGTGAGTCCGTCCTACCTTTGGTCGCTGCGTGTCGTCCCTGCTGTGTTTTGGGCTGGTGCCTGCGGTCGCTTCAGGGGGCAGTTTCTAGCGTGTCGCCCCGCAACCGTGTTGTGTCGCCTACTTAACAGCCAGGACCGTTCACCACGATCCGTTCATCTTCATACTACATAATCATTTTGTCTATGTCAATACTTTTGGGGCCGGAAACTAAAAAGGCCACCCGATTTGCTGGGTGACCATTTTAGCGCCTTGTCCACGCGGCGTGGACACGGTAAT